AGTACTTTGATGCTGCTAACACAGTATTCATCGTTCACCCAAAGATGCTTTCACACATCCGTAACATGGAAACAACAGGTGGAAACCTTGTTCTTCCAGATCCACTAGGAGCTCGTCCAGGATCATTATTCGGATACCCAATGGTAGTTTCATACGGTGCAGCTACATCAGCAGCAGCGTCAGCAGCTCCAACAGGTAACCCACTACTTATCGTAGGTAACCGCAACATGATGATCAATGGTGTTCGTAGCACAATTGAATCAGCTGTATCTCGTGATGCAGACTTCTCAAAGGACGGCGTTCTTCTCAAGACTCGTGTACGCAGAGGCTTTGCTGTTGCAGCAGCCGAAGCATTCGCAGTCGTTGAGATTACCGCTGCACCATAAGGAGGAAATGACAAATGGCTTCTAAACTATACGGTAACTTCCTACTTAAGGCACTCAACAAGGAAGTAGATTTCGACTCAGATACTATCAAGGTCGCTCTACTTACTTCATCTTACACACCTAACCAAGATACACATGACTACTTTAACGATGTTTCTACATACGAAGTAACAGGTACAGGTTACACACAGGGTGGAATCACACTAGCATCTAAGACAGCAACATACGATTCAGGCACAAACGTAATCGTTCTTGACGCTGCAGATGTTACATGGTCTTCATCAACTATCACAGCTCGTTATGCAGTTGTATATGATTCAACAGGCACATCAAGCACATCAGCTCTCATTGGATACGTAGACTTCGGTTCAGACCAGTCTTCAACCAATGGTAACTTCACAATCACATGGGATTCGACTGGTATTGTTCGAATCACTGTAGCGTAAGGTAATTACGCATGGATGCAAAGGTAGAGGTTGGCGCACTTCAAGCAAATGCTTGTTTAGTCGTAGTCCAAACTATTGTAGAGTCTCTTTCTGGTGATTTTACTCCAGTAGTCTCCAACCTCTCCTTTGCTCCAATCATTTCTATAGGCGGACACAGCATTTCATCAATCAACCCAGAATTAATCAGAATTGGAGTACGGGCTGCGGCATAACGCCAGCAGCCTATTTTTATGTCATTATATACAGTAGCCCAAGCAGAATCAAACTTTTACTTTGCGACAAACTTAGATAGTTCATCAACAGAGAAGGCAAATAAAGCTGGTGTTTCTGTTTCTTCTAGCGTGTTTGGAACTGTGACACAAAATGCTAACTCCCTTACTGGCAACGCTTCTTATGACTTTAGTTCAAATGGCCGTGTGCTACACCAATGGGGCGGAGCCTTTGGTATAAGTAACTTTATCCATGAAATAGTATTTAAAAGAGATAACAACCCAGGTAGCGATGTAGTTCTATTTAATTCATTAGATGAAGTTCAATTAATACTTCAATCAGATGGAAAAGTACGAGCTTATGTAGATCCAGCTTCAGCAAGTCCGACAGATATAACTACTTCAGCAGATCTTTGTGATGGTAAATTTCACCATATTGTACTTTCATACATGGATGGATCAACTGGATATAGACTTTATGTAGATGGAACACTAATTCAGGCAAAGACAACAGCTGGAAATTTAACTAACAGAGGTCTTGTTAACTTAGGATCTTACTTATCACTTGCAAATGTTGCATCATCATTTTCTGAAGCAACAATTGACTTCTATGCATTCTACAGAGATGTTCAACTAACAAATGCTCAGGTAGATACATTTGTGGCAAACCATGTGGCAGAATTTGCAAATAGAACTGTTACAGATACGCCAGCAACAGCATCAGCACTTGCTGTAAATCCAGTTATAAGCGCAGAACAAAATATATCAATAACTGAAACACCTGCTACAGCATCTGCGGCATCTGGAGACCATTACAATAGCACCAGAGATTCATTTATTCTTCTAGATGGCTACCTGTCTACTTTGACCCTAGAGCAATGGTACAAATTTGATGAGCCAAGAAACATTACAAACTATGGAACTGGCGGATCAACTGGATATATTTATAATGCTGGAGCTACAAATAATATCACTGCTGGAGTTCAAGGAAGCGGAGCTTTAAGAACTGATGGCGCAGACCAATATGTTTACACAATTGGCACAACAGCAACATCAACAGAATTTACAGATGATGATTTCTCATTAGGCTTCTGGGTAAAGAAAAATACTGCAGAATATGCAAATATATTTCTTGCTACTGGTGGAGATTTTTCAGAGTATTTACTTGTAGAATGGACAGATGCTGGATACATTAGCGTTAATGCTTATTTAAATAATTCAGATCATGAAATTATAGCTTCAACAGATTATACTGATGGCAATTGGCACTATGTAGCAGTCCGTAAATCTGGCACAACAATGCAGCTTTGGGTAGACAATGTATCTAAAGGAACTGTAACTGTTAACCAATCAATGTCAGGCTTTGCTAGTAATCAATTTGCTGGTGGAAACCCTGGTCCTACAGAACAGATGTACATATCTCAGTTCTACATTGGAACATCAGCAAACATTACATCTACCGAAATTGCTAATATCTACTCATACGGAACACCAACTGTACAAGCTGGTGCAGCAATGGCAGATGCTAAATTCTCAAGAAATGATTCATTTAACAATTATGTAGAAGGCAAAGGACCTGAATTCTATTTAAAGATGGATGAAGCAACAGGAGTTCCTGTAAATACTGGATCTGTTTCTTTGACATTAACCCAACAGGGAACTAACTTTACTCAAAATATTGCAAGCCCTAATTACAAGTCTTACAATTTCTCAAATAGAGACACACAATTTAACGGAGCATGGTCTGCTCCAGCTGGTACATTTAGTACAGATAATAAGCAAACTATTGTTCTATACGCAAAATTTGCCTCAGCTGGTCTTAATGGTCTAGCTGGATCTGCAGCATTTGAAGGCGGTTCTGGAACAGGAATGTTTTTCCAGCAATTAGCAAATGGAACTATCCGCCTAAGATCTTCAAACGGTGCAACAACTGAAGATGCAACAACAACTACAAATTATGCAGATAATAACTATCACATGTTTGTTGCTGTTAAAGATGATACAGATTTAATTCTTTATGTAGATGGTGTACAAGCAGCAATCAATACATCTGCCACCCATACATTTAGCGATGCTGGACAATTAGCAGTAGGTGGTCCTCCAGGACAAGCACCAAGTGCAGCTTCAAGAGATTTAACTATTGATGAAATGGCTGTATTTAACACAGCATTTACTGCTCAAGAAGCATTTGAGATTTATCAGTCAGTAGATTGGGAAATGGATTGGACTGCAACAGCTTTGGCAGTTGATCCAGCAGTTTCTGCTGGCTTTGGTCCAACAATTGCAGAACCAGCAATGACTGCATCTGCAGAATTTGCAAATGTGTTTCCATTCATACCTCCAATGGATTCAGAGGCAATATTCTTACAACCTAACTTTGAGGCAATAGATAATACAGATAATCTTGCTGAGCCTATGACAGCAGAAGCTCAAGGAGAAAATCCAGGTTGGGATATTGGAGAAAACAACCAAGTACTACATATGGATGCATCAGCATTATTCCCAGATCCAAGAGTATTAATTCCAGGCAAATGGAATGCTAGCCCAATGATTGCTAACCCAGCAGAAATGGTTGAACCAGCAATATCTTCTACTCTTGGTGCTTTGATTATTGCACAGTCAATTCCAGTCCAAGCAATATTTGTAAGCCCACCTGCTTACAAACTAATTACAGATGATATCTGGTATCAGAAGTTATACCTACAGCATTCTGTAGTTAATGGAGAAAGATTTAAAACTGATAACTTGCCTGGAACTACTGGATCATCCTCAGCCTCAGCATTCTTAAAGTTATTTGATGATGTTACATCTGACATAGGCGGGGCTAATACAAATCAGATTATAAATAATCTACCTCGCAGTATTGTTATAGATGACCCAAGAGATACCAGCACAGCTATTCAATATGCAAATGCTGCAAATCAGTTCTTAACAGCTACTCCAACACCAGTTCTTGAGACTGGAACATTTGATGATTATGAAAGAAAGGCAGTTAGATTTAGAAATATTCAATTTGAAATTCCTGAAAATAACTTTGTTTCAAATAATGGATACAGCCTTGAATTTACATTTAAGTCTACAAAATCTAATCAGGTTATTGCACAAGGATTCCAACAAAGCTTCTTGGCTTACCAAAGAGCAACATCTTCTATTGGTTTAATTGATGGCAAGCTCTATGCAACTCGCCTTACACAAGAAATTGGTGGGGCTACAATATTTGCTCACCCTGATAATAAAGCACTTACTCGTGGATCATTTATGGTTACAGCTTATGGAAACAAAGCAATTGCAGATGGAGCATGGCACCATGTAATAGTCCAATATGGATTTGATGGTCGTGTTCAGTTCTGGATTGATGGTGAACTTGATATTCAGTTCTTTGCAGATAGCAATTTTGCAGCAGGTGTTGGAATCCGTCCATACATCATTGGATCTAACCACTCAAATTCAAGATGGCAATCAGACTTTGAAACATCAGCTTGGTCATATGACGCAGCATTCTTTGTTGATTCAGAGAACATAATAGAACATTACACAGCATCTATTAAATACGAACCAATCCAAGCTGAGCCAGCAACTGCTACAGCAGAAATTGGACAGGGTTCAAAGGGTGAAGGAAATAGAGGAAGAGCATTAATGCTTTACTTCTGGCCTACAGCAGTTGAACAAGGATCATTAAGATATCCAGGATTTACAAGTACTGAGTCTTCAGATGAACTTACAACTCTTGATTACTTTACAAAGCCTCCACAAGAATATGAAGGCTGGGATGTTTTCCCAGTAGATGTAACTGGTTACTGGGTTTCAGATCTTGTTAAGGTTGAGGCTTATGGAGCTGAAAATATTGGAACGACTAATTTTATAACAACTGTAAGTCCTTACCAAAATGTTTCACAGGCACCAACTGCTTTATTTAATAAGCGTCGTACATTTAGAGATCCATTAACGGATGCAGCTAGATATATTGATTTGCTTAATGACATTGATTTATCTAAATTCGATATGATTATGTTTAAGAACTATCCTAATGATCCTAATGAAAAGGATGCATTTAGTGGATCTGAAGTTGTTGACGCATACTTTAACTTAAGAGAATCAAAGATATTTGAAGACTTTGTAAAGAGCCTTCGTGCAGCAGTTGATACTGGATTATCCTTAATGGTTGCAAATGCTCAACTTGCTCTTGATCTTAAGATTGTAGATAGAGTTGAGACAGTTCCAGATATGGATGACAATGTGGGTCAAGGCAATTATAGCGATCCATATGCACCTACACAGATGTTTGGCATTGAAGGTGGTAGTGATCTTCCAACTCCACCAGAATATGCAGAACCTCTTGGATGGCAGGATACATGGAAGAATAATAGAACTAGAATAGTTAATACTCATCCAGATATTACTAATTACCCAGCCTTGGTTAAAACTCAGCAAGCTTTTTGGTACAACACAGATGAATATCGTTTTGGTGGTCCAGATAGAATATTTGTAAAGTACGAACATAAAGATGCTTTAGCAATTGGAGATGAGTTTGTAATTTCAAGTACTGGTTTAAGAGGAGATAATAATCGTAGTGGATATCAAGCCACACCTTTTGAGAATGTAAAGGCTGGAAAGATTATTACAGCGTTTGCTAATACAGTTCGTAGAGGATTAGATGAAATTGAAAATCCTTACAGAAATTATGCTCAGTCTATTATTCTTGAGCCAGGTGATGTTCTTGATGGAACACAGGTTGGTGGAAAGATATTCGTAAACTTTACTGAAGAAATAAATAAATGTCAGGAAACTGGTTCATTAGAGCTTACAAGTGATTACTGGGTAAATTATGCATATGAAAATGGAGCAATTACTTTAGATCAGAGAGATCAGCTTTTGCTTGAAGATTTTGTTAAAACTGAAACTCCATATTGGTCAGTTAATGGAATGAATCTTTTACAGCAAACTGGCACACAGTTTACACTTGATGACGGTGTAGATGGTGCTAATCAAGGAGCTATTCAAGATAGATCAGTTAAAGTTAGAAAGATTAACAAAAATGGTGGACTTTCATTTCAATCAGTTCCAAGTGGTGGAGTATTCTTTACAAGTACATATTCATGGCTATATCCAATGGTTACATTTGAAATGCCATCAATGCCTACAAGAGGATTCCGTTGGTTATCTAACAGAGAAGTTCTTGAAGGAACTGTCATTAGACCACAAGCCTTTGCAGCAGCAGCAGAAATGCCAAATGCAGCAGGTATTCCAGATAGAGTAATAGACATTACTGCTCAATCTATGGTTGCATCAGCATTGATAGAAGAAACACAATTTAGCAGCGGTGAAAGAAAAGTCATTGCGCTACCTATGGAAGCAAATGCTACAATTGTGAAACCAGGATCAACAATTGGAGCACCTCCAATGCTTGCAAATGCAGGAATGTTTGCAAATAGCAGAGCTAAGGTTGCTTCAGAAGACCAAGTTGTTCTACAAATAATACATGTAGACCCAATACTATACATAAGAGAGGACGTAATCAAATGATTAGTCAATACTGGATAGACCAAATTCCTGCAAGGCCTCTTTCGATTCAAGTAAAGGACCAGGATGGAAATGATTTTAACCTCTCTGCCTATACTACAATTGAAGCAGTCATGCTAGGAACAAGAAATGAAGAGATAAGCCTTACAGGTGCAACTCTTAACACAGCTGCCAAGGATCTTGGATCAATTATCTTTGAGTGGCCAACAGATCGTAGTCTTTTTGACTACCCTGGAGACTATGTGTTTCAGCTTAAATTAAGCGGAACAGGTAAATTAGACTTTACAACATCACACACTATTAGAGTGCGTGAACTAGGAAGGAGAAATAGATAATGTTTACAACTGTTAATAATGTAAAAGAATATACAGACGCTGATGTTACTTTAGACTTGATCAAAAGAGCACAGGCGGTAATTGAAATATTTGTTGGCAAGGATGAAATAGATATCGACAGCCCTTCCGATTTGCTATTGCTAGACAAGATGACTGCATACCAGTCAGCTTACATGCTTGAGAATGAGGCTGTAGTTTATACACAGATAGCTGCAAACTCAGTAGGTGCAGGAGATTCAGCACAGAATTTCAACACAGCAATGTCAGCACCATTTATTGCACCACTAGCTGTTATGGCTGCAAAGGGCCTATCATTCAAGAAGCCACGCAGCATCAGAACTGGAAAGATATTCCAGTGGCCAACATACATTGACTGGAGACGCATTTAATGAGAGCCAATACAACCAAGCAGTATTTATACACAGGAGACTTGTATGGATATACGCTTGTAACATCAGCAGACGGATCAGTAACTGAAAGAGTTTATGATGAAGTTCCAGTCCAGGTTGCTTTGGCTTTATCTGTTAATTTATTAGGCGACCTTGTAATTGAAAGCGAATCTAAAATGCAACTTGATGCTTATCTACAGAACATTCTTGACGCAAATGGAGAAGAGATATATGTTGGCGGGCAGTGGCAAGTATTCCAGACAGCACCATTACTTGGTCCTATGGGAATAAAGTCTGGATATAGATACCGTGCAAGGATAATTGCTGGTAATATCTAATGCCAACATTCGACATAACTGACAAATGCATTAAGTTTGTTACGGAAGTAATCAGAGACATGCCTGGAAATGCTGGGCAAGAAGTCTTGGTTGAACGCCTAACAAGTGAAGCATATGGATCAGTTAATGTTGATGTAGATTATGATGGCCTTGGCGGTGTAGACATTAGTGCAAGCGGAGAAATAAACTGGATATCAAATCATCCAGAAGCAATTGAAATAATTATAGCTACAGCTGAAGATAATACTGAGCTAATAATTGCACAGGCTGAGATTCCTGGGCCATTTTCTTTGGCAGATGCAATTGCAAGCGGGGACTGGAAGATAGTAGGATACGACTCATGACAAGCATACAGATGGTTCTATCAATTGTGGGCGGGATCCTATTAATCCAAGTACAACTTATAGGTATGGTTAGATGGCTAGTAAAGCACTATTTGTCCGAATTAGTACCAAATTCAGGTTCATCTATGAAAGACCAATTAAATAGATTAGAACAGCGTCAGCATGAAATATACATGCACTTCCTAAACAAAAACAACTAGTTGACATAGTAATTATAGTATTCTATAATAAGGATATCTCACCAGAAAGGGGATATCATGAAGGTAATTGATTACCATGAGGCTATATTTGCCTCAGAGCTAACAAGTAATGCAAAGCTAACAGCATTAGCCATTTCTAAGTACTACAACTGGAAAGAAAAGGAAGCTTGCTGGCCATCTAATAAGACTCTAGCAAAGGCTACCAGCCTATCAATTAGATCTATTGTAAGATCAAAGAACGAATTAGTCAATACAGGATACCTAGTGTCACACAGACAATACGATAATGCCTGTCTGTACATACCTAGCGTCCCTAAGTCCATACCCTATGGACCAGCAGACGCTGACCTAGTGACTGATTGGCAACTTAATAATGAACTTAATAATGAAGTTAATAATGAAAAGAATAATGAAAAGAATAATAAGAATGTTTCTAGCGAAACATTAGTTCCTACAATTATTACTCAAGAAGTCAAGGAATGGATTACCTCATGGTAGAAGGAACTATTTACATTTGCAGCAATTGTAATAAATACCTTCGCTTCCTTGATCACTGTAAAGAGTGTACCGCTCCCGCCGCCCGCCTAGGATGGTTGGTGTCCAATGAGCCCACTGTGTAAATGCGGCAGGAAGGCCAATCTAAAGGGCATTAGTAAGAAAGGGACTAAAGAGTATAGGTCCAGCTGTCTAACATGCCGTAGAGAGGCACGGAAGGCCAAGAAAGGGTATTGTGAGAGATGCCTACTAGTTCCAACAGATAGAAAGCTATTAGATGTAGATCATATCGACGGGAACAGATCAAATAATCATATTAATAACCTACAGACCTTATGCAAACCTTGCCATAGGATTAAGACTAAAGAAAATGGAGATTACAAGAACCGTGAAAAACTGCTCAAAGTGTAAAATAGAGAAAGACATAGAAGAATTCCACAAATCTACTGACAATGGACATCAGGCTTGGTGTAGAGATTGCTACAGTGCCTATTACAAGGCCTACAACAGGGAAATGAAGGCCTCTGAGGCTAAGGTCCATGTAGAGTCTAAGGTCTGCCTAGAATGTGGCCTTAAAAAGCCTCGTAGCCAGTTTGGTAAAAGAGAACACTCCCCAGACAAATTGCTGTCATATTGTAAACCATGTTGGAGAGTGCGTTGCAATATAGCCAGAAGAAAGAGAATGCTAAATGACAAAAAAAATTAGAAGTGACGCAGGTAAAAAGAGGGTAAGCTATCTAATTAATCACGATAAGAGAGGAATGGCGGGAAAAGAGAATCTCCTACTTAAATCCTTTTGGAGTAAATACAATATGGATGAAGCATTAACTCTAACACCAGAAGAACTAGATATAAAGATAGCAGCATGGCTAGAAGAATTTGAAACAGCTCAGAGAAAGAGACATAAATTCTGGACTTGGCCTCATTATCCAGATCCTAGACCTAAAGTAAAGAAAGAAAAAGGTAAGGTAAATATTGCATTCAACTCTTCCTTTCCAATACAGTAAATGATACAATAGTATTGTCGTTGCCAAATGACAAACCTACCCCTAAATAGGTAAGAAAAGCTCAGCATGTCCCCGCCAGGATAAGTTGGGCTTTTCTTCTTTTATAATGTATACTTAGTACATAATACAAGGACGGAACAACTAGTGGATCCAAGAGATTTTATTAGCCAAGGCACAGGAGAATACAAACTATTTCCCTATGCAAAAGACTTATTCTATAGACCAGATGGAATACTAGTCATGACCATTGAGATGTTTAATGAACAAGAAACACAAGAATTTAGCTTCAGCTTTAAAGCGAGTCCTCAAATGCGAAGATTCCTTGATAGAACTATAGGAGATGAGGCGGAATGACTCAAAAGACTAACAGTAGAATACTAATAGATACCAATAGACACGGTATAAGAAGAGAAACAGATCTTGCTAAATTAGCAGAGAAAGCTAAGAAAAGAAAAGCATGGGAAAACAAACCAAGAAAGAAGAAGTTTATCCACAAGGAGACAAAGTTATCCACAGACTTATCCACAGAGATTTAGATATATTAGTATTACGATCCAGGAACGCCTCCGTAAAGGGCGAATTAAATATAAAAATAGGAGTTTAACATGGGATATCCAACATTCACAGAAGAACAAATAAGCGAATTCATAGAAATGGCTAATGAAATGGGCATAGGTCCAGCTATGAGAACATTAGGTTATCCTAAGTCATATCACACAGCTAAGAAGTTCTATGTTCAGAGAAATATAGATATGCCTACAGCCAATACCTTGGCTGTTATGGCTAAGGATTTAGCTATATTCTACAATGATAGAGAGAAAGTATTGGCGGCACAGGCAGTATTAGATAGATCTATAGAGAAACTATATGAGGAAGATCTACTTGCAGAAGATATCAATAAGTTATCTACAGCTATACATAAGGCTATACAAACAATTAATCTAATAGAAGGTAAATCAACCAATATTAATGAAAATAGATCAAAGGATGGCTCAGATCTAGCAATCGTAGATATGCTTAATGAAGCCAAGATGAGATCAGAATCTATTAAATCTAGTCTAAAGGTTATTAATTGATATATAGATATGTCGACAATTGCTACGATATGACATCATATGTCTCATTATGTGAGATGATTCCATTATATGAGACCACCCGAAATAAAATTGACATTTTAAATTTAAAATGCGCTACTCTAAATAAATTTGGACAGTAAATATGAATGATATATCAAAATATATGGAGGACATTAATCCTCAATTACTGACATTTTCAGAAGGTAGGCGGGAACTTACTAAATATGATCCAATGCTCTTTGCGCTTACTTATTTGCCACATCATTTGAAGAATATGGAAGATGCGCTGACACTTTCTGAGTTTCACTGGGATTTAGCTGAGTATGGCAAGACTTGGATCAATAAGCCAACTTCTCCTAAGCAAAATAGAGATGCATTTATTGCTCCTAGAGAATGTGGCAAGTCTACATGGATCTTCTTGATTCTACCTATGTGGGCCGCCGCCCATGGTCACATTAAATTTGTGGCTGCATTTTCAGATGCTGCTTCTCAAGCTGAGACGCACTTACTTACTTTTAAGAATGAATTGGAAACTAATGAATATCTCAAAGCAGATTACCCAGAACTATGCACACCTAAGATTGTCGGCTCAACTGGGCGTTCCCTTGCGGCAAATGCTTGGCGTATTATTCAGTCAAATGATTTTATCTTTGACGCTAATGGTATTGATACTAACTCACTGGGTAAAAAGGTCTTTGGCCAACGCCCTGACCTCATTATCCTTGATGATATCGAAAAAGGTGAAAAGAATTACTCAGAATACCAAGCAGGACAGCAAAGAAGAACAGTCTTTGACGATATAGCCCCTATGAATATATATGCCCGCATGATTATTGTGGGTACTACAACCATGCCTAACTCTATGATGGATGAGTTTAGAAAGCATTCTGAGGGCCAGCGTGAAAAGGCACTGGAGTGGATTACAGACCAGAATGTGAATGTTCACTACTATCCAGCCATTATGACGGCTGAAGATGGCTCAGAACGCTCTGTATGGCCTGAGAAGTGGCCTCTAGAGTGGCTGGAGTCCCAAAGAC